TCGTGCTTAAATTCTTGCCCGACACCAAAGTATACGTGATCGCCCACTTTGAGTTCTTTGCAATCTGGACCCGCTGCACAGACGATACCCGTTTCAGACTTGTCGCCAGGCGGGATGATGAACAACTCATGTTTCTCAATGTCAGGTTCGACAATGAGGCAGTTTTGCATTGCGTGAAGTGTCATTTTTTCTTCGGCGTTGATTTAGCGGCATCGCGCTTAACACTGTACGCGATGGCGACAGCTTGCTTGACAGGCTTGCCTGCTTTGACTTCGGCTTTCACGTTCGATTTGAAGGCTTTGTCACTGGTTGACTTTTTCAAAGGCATGATTAACTCCCCATCCATGATGATGTAACTCCACCGCCACCTTCATAGGTGCGGCGAACTGTCTTTGAAGCATTGTAGCTCCGAGATGCCACAGGATATGCAAACGTCACGGCCAGTGCATCAGCGGCATCTGGTGAGGCCAAACCACGAGAGCGCATTTCTTTCTTACTCTCAAGCATGATCGCACCTGACGAGTTGAACTTACGCATCGGGCCAATGAGGTCGGCCTTCAACTGACGGTCCCGTGGGATCGCGGCAGTCTTTAACCAGTCGCGCATCGCACCCCACATCTCGGAACGCTTGTTCTGCCACATCACAGGGTTCTTGGCCTTCCAGCCGAAGTTCACCCCGCGCACTTTGTACCGCTGCTCGGTCAATCTGTCAAGGATGCCGTAGCCCAAGCCACCCTCGTCGATCACGGTCAGCGCAGGCTTGTATTCTTCAATCGCGTCGATCACGTTACCCACGGTGGTCATGGTGTCGTCACCCTTGAAGCGTTTGATGGCCACGATGTCACGGCCTTGGCGCACCACGATCACGGTGCTGTCCATGCCGCCGCGCGCGGGGTCAACCCCGACAACCACGGGAGCAGTTTGATCTTTGTACTTCTCGCGCTTGAACGCATCCTCAACGGCCACGGGCGAGATGAACTGGTCTTCGCCAGCAGCGGGGAACTCGCCATAGACCTCAACTCGGGCTTGGATCGAGTCTTCACCGTATTCCGCGATGATCTGGTTGTAGACGCTTTGATCTGTGCCTTCAACGGTGCGTGCGTCGATGATCTTGGACTTCCAAAAGTCCCGCTTGCTACCCTCGACTGCCTCATAGAAATAGCCCGTGTTTCGGCGTGGGTTGCTAAACGCGAACCAGTAGCGATCCAGAATCTTTTCGGTAAAGAAGCCAGCGGCCACGGACCAGATGCCATCAGGAATACCACTGGCCTCGTCAAAGATCACCATCATGCCATCGTGGTTGTGGACACCCGCATACGAGTCGGGGTTCTCCTCGGACCACAGCTTACCCTCGGCAGCCCAGTAGCGCGTACCCTTCTTCAAGTCCCGCTCCACAAGCTCAGTGAGCCACGCAGCAGGTACGAGTTTAGTAGCCGACACTTCCCACCAGTGACTATTGATCGCCATGGTGGACCATTTGGTGAGTTCACCCCATGTGACCGTGCGCAACTGGTTTTCGCTGTTGGCTGAGACAATGACAGAGCTACCAATACGGGTTGACAGCATCCAAAGGATCAGCCAACTCACCAGCGCAGACTTACCGATACCACGACCAGACGAAACAGCTGCACGCAGTGCATCCATGTCAAGCACGCCACGGTTGGCCTTCAAGTGATCACGGATCTCACGCAGGATCTCGCGCTGCCACTTCCGTGGACCTTTGAACTTGGCGAGTGGTGTGTTCTCCACCCCCCACGGGAAACAGAACAGTACGAAGCTCTCAGGGTCATCAGCAAGCTGGGGACTCCAGAGCTGGGACATCAGGATCTGTTCATCTTCGGGCGAGTATTTGAGCTTCTGCATATCAGTCTTCCGATTCGTTCAGGCAGTCATTAATCAACTGCTGCTTGACAAGCTCCAAGCAACCGATTGCAGTGGACATATACAAAGAGTCGTCGTATCTGTGGATCACTTCGAGAAGTTCATCCACAAGACCTTGGGCAATTTTTCCTTGGTTCAATTGCATCAATCGTTCCCCAATCGGGAAGTCACATCAATCACTTCACCCTCTATTACTCGGGCTTGTGCAGCAGTCAGGGCATCAATAATACTTATCGACCCACCCATCTCGATAGTTTTTGTCTCACCATATCGGCGCTTGTTGTAAACGCCCATGAGCCACTTGCGAGAGTCGATCCTCAGTTTAGAACGCTGGACATCTTCTGCTGAGTCCTCTGCGTCCGAGATCTCAATGATCTCAGCGCCAAGCTGCTCTGCGAACAGGAGCTGGGCATTCTCATAGCGGCTCGTGCGCTGCGGGTCTTTCTTGATCCAGTCGATGTAGGCAGCTGACTCGTACCCACGGGGATCTTTGTCAAGGGTGTGTTTAATTGTCTTGCCACCAGCGAGTTGCTCAAGCACATGATCAAACATGTACTCAAACTGCATGAACATGATCTCTCGGTTCGTGGGCGTGGCTTCACGGATCGCTGGGATCTCGGGTGTGGGCGCACTTAACCACTCGGGCACTTCGGGAGCGTTCGAGTTTATGAGAGTGTCGCTAAGTTGTGGGCCTGCTGTGACAGTTGTGCCTAGGATTTGAGGTTCCATAGTGGCCCGATGCTATCACAAGTTGTTGGGTGCTGGTGAATACTATCGGACATGAAGACCACAGTAGTCGAATCTGTGATCAGGGCCACCCCATCTTCACTTGCGCTCCGCTGCGCTCATACTCACCAGCGGTTTCAGTGTATCAGATGAATACATGACCCACTGGGTTCTAGGATTAAAAAAATAAAAATTTCATCTGAGTCCAGCGCCGCCGTGACCCTCGGCGCGTCGGCCCTACCCCCTCCCCTCGGCTGAGAATCAACGCGCCATGGCATCGCGGCACCACGGCCACCGTGCGCCACGCATGTAATGATTCCGTGCTACAGCAGGCGCGGCGTGGCCATGTGCCATTGAACCAGAGCAGCGCAGCACCCGTGCCCCAGTGGCCACGGCCACAATGAACCAGAGATTAAAAGCCTCACCCAGTGGCCACGGGATCAGGGGTTAAAAGTGGCCGAGAATCCATGACCCAGCGGGATAAACTGACCCAGTGGACCAGGGAATAAGGGGATCAATAAATACTCACCCAGCGGGAAACCTTGATACATTGGGGCGTGATCCAATGGGGCAATGTGCTTGTTTTTTAGGCAACCTGCGACAAAAAGCCCCTCGCGCGCACGCGAGAGAATGTTTTTACGACTTTTTAAAAAGCACATTTAATCCGAGATTCCTGATTCTTTTACCCCCTAAATCTGGTCACAATTGTCACACCTGATCCAGTTAACCCATTGGGATAGCTTTTACCTATGAACCCCAGAAGCACGATAAAAACAATTGTTTTGACACTGTAGACAATGCTGCTCCATTGGGTCTATAATTCTTTCACCGCAAATCGAAGCGGCAACCTTGTAAACGTTAACCTGTTAGGAACCTGAACCATGCAACCCAAACTTGAAAATCGAATCTTTCCCGCGCTGCTGCTGCTGATCTGGATCAGCGGCACTGTATCAATTCTGGCTATGAATTTCGTCAAATAAGGGGAACACTATGCGCCACCAAAAACACCGAATCAATTACACCCCATCACCAGAACAGACACCCTATCGCACGGGGATCTGGGACTACGTGGCAGGCGCATGCCTTGGGGCATGCTTGGCCGTATTGATCCTGGCCTACTGTGGCCTACTGTTTACCCCCGTTTAACCCTGTAACCCGTAATCAAAGGAACTTTTAAAATGAAAACAATTCACACCTTCGCGCTGACTGCTGCCGTGGATCGCTTGGCCATCATTAAAACAATGATCGCAGACCTAACTGCAGAAGAGAAAACGATCAAGGCGCAGCTATCCGAAAGTGGCCAGGACGTGATCGAGGGTACGTTGCACCGCGCAGCTATTTCGATTTGCGCAGGCCGTGAGAATATCGACTGGCACGCTATCGCGTCAAAATTTGAACCATCACGCCAATTGATCAAGGCCCACACGTCGACGGGCGCACCTTATGCCGTGGTCCGAGTCTCTGCTAAGAAGGGGGCTTAAAAATGCTGATCCTTTCCACCAGACTAAAAAACCGTTTTTCTAGTTCCCACACCGTGGCGCTTAAAAATATCCGTGTAAACGACGATAAACGGGGCTGCAGCGGGTTTATTTCACTCGCAGGCGCTCACGTATACGTGAACACGGAAACACTGGGTAACTTATGTTATCTGTACCGCACCGCGCAGCACTTAAAAGACTACACGGGCGGTAGAAACCACTTTGCGCGGGACCTTGATTCAATATTAAAAGGTTAAACAATGCAAACCACACCACAAAAAACAACAAGTGATTTAGAACGAGAAGCCTACATTGTGGGCGACTTAGACCGCGCCCAACTGCTAGGACGTATCGACGCGCTGCAGCGTGCCCTAGGTCAGGCCGTGGCCACATTGGAGGAAATTGTAAAAATGCCAGAACGTCGCAGGCCAGGCGCTGCAGCCGAAACCCTGGCCACAATTGAACAGTTAACCCATGGAGACTATTAATCAATGAACCATACCGAATCACAATATATCGAAGCTGGCCGCGCATATGAACGCGCCCAAGGGATCGACACCGCACGCGCCCAGGCGCAGAAGATCCGCGCCATGTTATCTAGCGAAGCGCCAAAGGATGTAAGCGAAGCACGCGCCCTTATTGAACGTGGCCGCGCTGAAGCTAGGGGCCGCGCATGATGTATGTCGCTGCCGCGCTGATCGTGGCGCTAATCTCTGCCGCTTGGGATATGTAACCCTAGCACCCCCAGCAACCCATCACCCCTAGGATCAGTCCTAGGGGCTTTTTTAGCCCTTAAAACAATCGACACTATGAACACCACCACCGACACAAAAAACCCCGCTAACGTGGCACCGCTGCCACCGTTCACCGTTCAATTGCGGGATCTGGCGCAGCGCCTGCAGCTGACAGACACGCAAGGGGCCGCATATCTCGGTGTACCCGTGGCCACCTATCGCAAGTGGCACGCAGGCACGCGCACGCCCAGCGCCGTGACCATTCGTTTGCTTGATGTGCTGGGGATGATCGAAGCCCTTGCGCCTGGCATGCATGCACACCTGATCCCCGTGGCCGCGCAGCGTGGCCGACCAAAGTCAAAAATGGAAAAAGCGCCTTTATAAGGCATCTGGGGCTATTTTGAAATTTAAATGGAGAAATAAATCAATGGACGATTTTATGGAAGACCTTTTAGGATTTACGGCTGTGGTCATCATCTTTGTGATGTTTTTTAAATGACCCCATTCAAACTATGCGCCTTGTGCCAGTTGCCCCGTGACCGTCAGGGCAGCAGGCTAATCGAAATTAACGGCTACAAACGGTGGGTGCATACTCACTGCCCAACACAATCGAAGGAAACAAAATGAACATTGAAGAATTGAAACTCGTACTCGCTACCGTGGCAACAGTCACGGATGACGCTAAAACCGTGGCCGTTTGGTACATCGTTGCCAGCTATGGCGTGCCCTTACTATCGAACTGTCTTGTGGGTCTTGCGCTTTACGGTGTGGTCAAGATGATAGTGGATGCCTTTGTTGCCACAACTGATTGGGCAGTACATGGTAAAAATGTCGCACGTGCATGGGGTGGCGAAGGTTCAGACTACACGTATTCCTACGACACGACATACATTGATAAAGCAATCAAAGCAGGCACGGAGGCACGCAAATGACCCCCGCACGCCTTGAGTTCGAGCGACTCTTTAGAGACATGGGACTGGCCACCAGTGATGCTGCGTGGCTGGTGTTCTTGAATGGTTGGAACGGTGCAGCAGATCGTGCCGTTACCCTGATCCAAGAGTTTCCCTTTGAGCCTGACACTAAGGCTAGCTTTGCTATGCACATTGGAGGGATCAAAGAATGACACAGGTACAAGAACAACCCATTGACACGGAAACCGAAGTTGTGTGCTCAGACTTTGATGACGAGTGTGTGGATGTGAAAAATAAAACAAACTGCTGGCTGTATCAACCAGAGTGCGGATTGTGTCCTTTCTTAAAAGGTGAACAATGACCACTTGGCCCTTTCCCCCATTCCCCAACCCCAAAGATCAAGGCACCCGTGTGCCACGGTTTAACCCTGACAACCATGAGGATGCACCGCTATGAGTAAAGAAGCAATGAAGCTGGCGCTTGAGGCGTTGAAAAAAGAACATGAAAACTATCGCCTATATGGTGATGAAGACGGTTCGCCTGAGTACATCCATGAGGCCATCAAAGCCCTAGAAGAAGCACTCGCCAAGCAAGAGCAGGGTGAGTCTGTGGCGGCGACCGATACTCAAATATCTTTTGAAGCACACGCCGAAGACCCGCTAGATTGGAATGATTTAAATTTCAAGGAATGTTGGCACGAAGGTTTTTCTGCTGGATTTAGAGCCGCAGAAACATTCCACAAAATCGGAGTATCTCAATGAATGATCGTCAAAGACTTGATGCCATAGTGTCTGTTGTTTGCAAATACTTGCCGCCTGATGGTATTAGCAAAGATCAAGCTATAGGTGAAATTATCAGTTTGGTTGACCCTTTACCCAAGCAAGAGCAGGGTGAGCCTGTGGCGAAACGACTTGACCCAGATGATGCTTGGAACTTTGCCAAGCACGTTTGGAATGAGATGGATAGAAAGTCTATGCCTGGCATTTACATGCAACTGGTGACTGAATCTATCGTAAAGCACTACACCACACCACAACAACGCAAGCCAAAATTCAAAGAGTTCATCGAGTGGGCAGGTTCACAAGGATATGACTCCGCTCATACATGCAATCCAGACACGGGAAAGTGGATTGCTCTAAACCCAATGACTGCTGACCTTTGGAAAGCGTGGAAAGCCGCCCACGGCATTAAGGAGTAAGACATGAAAGAAGCAATAAAGCTAATGTTGCATGAAATGGAATATGTACTTGACTGTATAAACAATCATGTAGTTCCGTTTGATGGCGATGATTTTCATGAAGCATTGCGTCTTGGTCGCCAAGCCATCGCACAAGCAGAGAATCAATATCCTGTTGCTTGGATGGAGCCAGATTGGGCAGACGGTACTATTTTTCGTGATTCAGAAGTCGATAAAACAACTGACTTTTTTAACGACCACATGATTCCTCTTTACACCACACCACAACAACGCAAGCCGCTGACGGATGAGCAGATAACAAAAATATGGGAAAAACGTCAATACTTTAATGACTTTGCCAGAGCAATCGAAGCCGCCCACGGCATTAAGGAATAAGACATGACCTCACAACTCGACAGCACAGGCACAGCAGCCGTGGACCACAACTACTTCTGGCAACCCATAGCCACCTGCCCCCGTGGTGCTAAGGTGCAGCTACTCGGACAGGGTGGGGTGGCCATGTATGGCAGCTACCATGGTAAAGAGACTTTCTATACCCATTGGGCACCACTGCCTAAGTTGAAGCGAGATTAAAAAAGGGAGCATCTAGCTCCCTTTTTCATTCCTCCAGCAACTCGTACCCTTTGATCCTTGGCTTGGGTTTGTCTGAGTTAGACCACCGCTGCTCTGCGAGTCGTTGACGCGCCGCAATGACCTTTTTACGGTGATCTTTGAACTGTTCACCTAGTGACGGGTTGATGGCCCACTCTGCATGGTGCTGGTGCTCTTTGCTACCGTCATCCAAGCGGATCACCCAGCCAGCCTGCTCCAAGGTAGACATGGCACTGAGCACCATTTGGTCTTGGGTCCAGATGCTCTTACCGTCCAGGCTTCGGCGTGCGCTGCGCTTCAACTCGGATAGGGTGATTTGACCCTTGTCGAAGTGGTGGATCATGTGATCGGCCACCCATTGATCAAAGGTGTCAACGCCTGCCACTTCACCCAAGGCATAGCGATACGCTGGGATGATGTACGACTTGATCAACTCGATCACACGGTTAACGATCTTCACATCGACTGTCAAGCTGAACGGTGACTCGATGATGTGGAACATGAGAATCAAGCGGCCAGCAGTGCCCTCTAGCTTGCCGAATGCTGTCATGAACGTGTCATTGGACATGAGCAGGCGCTCGTCTTGCTTGGACTCCTCGTACCATGCTTGGAATTCACGATATGCCTTGAACGCATCGGGTGACAGCTTGTATGTCTGTGGTGGGAGCGCACAGGTCAAACGCAGCGTGTTTTCCCATGCAGCAGCGGCTGTCAGATAGTCGGGAATAGGGTGGCCTAGCTTCGTCTTGTTGCTGCGCAAAATGGCGGGTATGAAGCGTTGCAGCAAGCCATCGGAAGCCAATGCTTGCAGGTTGGCCTTGAACACCGCTGGTTGGATGTTGCCGTAGATGCTCACAGCGAGGTTGTCAGCGTGAATTGACCCAGCGCCCACACGGTCCATCTCATACGGCTCGGACTCATAGGACACCACCCAAGCCGAGCGGTCTTCACCACTGGTGCGGTCTGTCAACTTCTTGACCCATGAGTTCATCTCGTCGAGGTAGCACAGCAGGCCACGGGGACGATCAGCAGCCGAGCGCACGAGCTTCTGACTCGTAATGTCCGACACCGTGATCTTCAAAGGCACGGGCTGCTTGGGCAGCTCTGCCACCGTGGGGGCTTGATCGCCCGACAGCATGGCCTCAGTCGATGCAGAGAACTCAAGAAAAGCCTTCTTTGACGATGCGTGTGCAGCCTCTTTGCCTTCCCAGTCCAGCATCTCTTTGGCAAAGCGTGGACGGTCCTCAGCTTCGATGCTCTTGAGCGGTGACATCATGGGGCGTGAGCCTGGTGACTTCTTGTCGGCTGGGTCACCAAGGGTCATGAGCCACAGCACAGGTGGCACTTGGAAGCCTGGCATCAGCTCCAAGCGTGTGCGTGCGTCAATCGCACCACAGACAGCGGCCATACCAGAGAACAATGGGACCAGTGGATCACAGCCCACACTCTCAGCGATCTCATTGGCGCGAGTCTTGAGGATGTGTGGCCACACGTCCATGTTCATCTCTGGCGCGGGTGGACGGATGCCTGCGGTCACGTTGACAGGGGTCATGGGTGCAGCTTGGCCAACTGCCGCGAACAGCGATGCAGCGTCAACAGGTGGGCGTGACCACCCATGCTGCTTGGCGATGTGGAACAGCGTGCCCAGCTTGACAGCGGTGGCCTTGTCAGACTTGAAGCTGACCCACTGGTTGATGATCTCTTTCTCGCTGGGGTACTTGTTCGATGGCTTGGACCACTCGTCCCACAGGTGCAGGGCTTGGTCTAGCTGGTTGGTGTGCGTGCCGGCCCAGTGCAGAGCCATGCCCACGTTGACCCACTCCTCTCGGGAGCAGTCGGGGCTGATCGACTCGATGGCTGAACGGATCTCGTCCCATGACGCATCGACACCATCGCCCGTGGCAAGCGTGCGCACTTTATCCTGCTCAAGAAGACCATGCCACAAGTCTAACAGGGGTTGGGGCAGCTCAGGCAGGCGCATCCAGTGACCCTTGCCTGCCCAGCGGTAGGGCTGCTTGGTATCGGGATGGATAGATGGAGGCAGCACGTCTTGCACCGTCAGTCCGTTGGCCGTGGCACAGCGCAGCTCATAGGCGGTGATGCCGTTGATGATGATCTTCTTGGATGGCAGCGCCATACCCAAGGGCATCTTGTAGAGCAGCTTACCGTGCCCAGCGCGGCCAGAGTCTACGATGACTGCATCGTTGGCATCGTAGAGTGCTTGGAGATTGATCCCTTGCAGCCCGAGCACCATGGCGGTGGTGTCCCACTCGTCAATGTCAAAGGCCATCGTGCCACTGTAGGCATGGGCCAAGCCGATACCCCAGCCTTGGGGTAAGTCAGCCTGCGACTTGATGGCGTTGGCCTTGATGTTCCAGCCAGCGGTGCGTGGCCCCTTGGTCCCTTGTGGGATGGGGACCAGCGAGAAGCCATGGCGAATGTAGGCATCCACTGACGCAGGGTGTTGTTGTACTGATGGCAATGCGCTCATATAATCCGTTCTGACAATGCAGTTGTCACGTTCATGTTTGGTTCCTCTTTTAGCCCTGACTCACAAGGTCAGGGCTTTTTCTTTTCTGGCACGAATCGCATCTGGTTGCACCTTGCACACAGGTAGATCATCTTGGCGTCGCAGTGCTTAGGTACAGGGAACTCTTGCCAGCGGTGTTTGCAGTTCATGTTGTCTTTCTAGTTTTACTTGATGTAACGCAATTCACGTAAAAGTTTTTCAGCTTTTTCAATGTATTGCTCAGATCCAGAGTGGTGTTTTTGAGAACATCCGACACCCGCGACACCGCTGCTTGTCTGGTATTCCCAAAAGATCTTGAGG